ATGTCGAACGTTCCTGGGAAGGAGTTCGTCCTCACCGACTATGCCAAGAACCTGATCGAGTTCAAGGCGCGGCAACTCTCGCTGCGGCGAGATTTCTGCCGGTCGGATCGGGAGGAGATTCAGCAGGAGCTGTGGCTGGCCGTTGTCGGCCAGGCGGATCGATTCGATCCGGAGCGGGCGTCCCTGGACACGTTCATCGACCGGGTGGTGAACACCGCCGTGGCGATGATCCTGCGGGACCGGGAGCGGCAAGTTCGAGCCAACGGGTTTCGGACACAGTCGCTCGACGTCCTTGCGCACGACGGCAGTCGGCAGCCACTGGCGGCCAAGATCACCGAAGAGGATCTCGCCCGTCGCCTCGGCCGTGAGCGTCGCGACGCAGTCGCGGATCGCGAGCTTGAGGAGGCGGTCGCGGCGGCGCTGCCGAAGATGCCGCCCGAGGTCAGCGATGTCTGCCGCCGCGTAATGGGCGGCAACATCTCCACCGCGGCGGCCGAACTGAAGACCTCGCGTCGCCAGATTCGCAACTCGCTGGCGGCCGCCCAGCCGGTCCTCGAAGAGGCCGGCCTCGACAACGGCTAAGTCGCGGACAGCAGCGCCCATTGCAGCATAAGTAACAGATGCGGCCAACACAGAAGGCCGCCATCCAACGGAGGCTGCAATGGGCGCTTTTCATTTTGCATTCGAGCGGCACGTCCCGCTCGCCGCCGCCGAGATGTCCCTGCATCTGGCGATGTTCGCCGTGGAAGGCCTCGTCGGCCAGGTTCGCGTTCGCATGGGCGTGCGATACGTCCTCGACGAGGACGAGCACGCCATCGTCATCGACGGCGGACGGGTGGGCCAAATGGTGGCCCGCGTGTTTGCCGGGCTGTTGCTGCGTGAGTTCGGTGAAGACGCCTTTCGCATGCGGCCGGACGTTCCGTTTCCCGATCACCTCGAACAAGAAAGGTCCGTGCCCGCATGAGTCTGTTGTCCCAAGTTCATCGTGGCCGCGCATCCAAGCCGCCTCGCGTGCTGCTCTACGGGGTCGAAGGGATCGGTAAATCCACCTTCGGCGCACAGGCCCCTCGGCCGATCTTCGTGCAGTGCGAAGACGGACTCGACGAGATCAGTTGCGACAAGTTCCCGCTGGCCACGCGCTACGACGAGGTCGTCGCGGCGCTGGCCGACTTGCGGCGTGAGGAGCACGACTACGAGACGGTCGTGATCGATTCGCTGGATTGGCTGGAGCGGCTGGTGTTCGACAAGCTCTGCGCCGAGCACAACGCCGCATCCGTCGAGCAGGTCGCCGGCGGGTATTCCAAGGGCTACACGTTGGCCTTGTCCTATTGGCGCGAGGTCATCGAGCACCTCAACGCGCTGCGGAACCAGCGCGGCATGGTCGTGCTGCTGATCGCCCATTCCAAGGTCGAACGCTTCGAGGACCCGGAATCGAGTCCTTACGACCGCTACTCGCCGCGCTTGCACAAGCACGCCGCCGCCCTGGTCAGCGAGTGGTGCGACGCCGTGCTGTTCGCCACTCGCAAGATTCGCACGCAGAGCGAAGACGCCGGCTTCAACCGCAAGCGGACCATCGCCCACGCCATCGGCAAGGACGGCGGCGAGCGGATTCTGCGATGCGTCGGCGGCCCCAGCTGCGTCGCGAAGAACCGCTTTGGAATCACGGAAGAGTTGCCGCTCTCGTGGGCGGCGTTCATTCAGGCCTTGTCCAACAACCAACCGCAAACAGGAGCCAACACTGATGGCTGATCTTTCCGGCTTTGACGCCAACCAAGTCGAACCGACCGGTGACTTCGAACCGATTCCCGCCGGCAAGTACCTCGCCGTTATCACCGACAGCGAGATGAAGGCCAACAAGGCCGGCACGGGGAGCCTCCTGCAGCTGACCTTTCAGGTCATCGAGGGGGAGTACAAGAATCGCCTGCTCTGGACCCGCTTGAATCTCGACCACCCGAATGCGACTGCCGTGCAGATCGCGCGTGCGGACCTCTCCGCAATCTGTCGGGCGGTGGGCGTGCTCTCTCCCAAGGATTCGGTGGAGCTGCACAACCTGCCGCTGGTCATCAACGTGCGATGCAAGAAGCGCACCGACACGGGCGAACTCGTCAACGAGATCAAGGGCTACGCGAAGAAGGACTCGCCGCCTCCCGCAAGTCCGGCCGCGCCCGCGGCCAACACCACGCCCCCGTGGAAGCGCTCGTGATGGTCGAGTTCCAACTGCCGTATCCGCCGAGCGTCAACCACTACTGGCGGCGCGTCGGCGCGCGGACCCTCATCTCCCGCGGGGGTCGGGCATTCCGCGAAGCGGTCTGCTCGATCCTCGCGGCGCGGCGGGTTCGGCCGCTCGTCGGGCCGCTGGCGCTGGAGATCGTCATCCATCCCCCGGATCGTCGCCGCCGCGACATCGACAACGTTCAAAAGGCCTTGCTCGACGCCCTGCAGCACGGCGGCGCGTACGGCGACGACAGTCAGATCATTCGGCTGTCCATCGAGAAGGGTGATCCCATCGACGGCGGCAGCACGACGGTCCGCATTGAAGAGGTGTCGGGGTAGATGATCACGCTCAGGCCATATCAAGAGGAAGTCAAGGCGGCGGTTTACGACCACCTGCGGACGCGGGACGACAACCCGTGCGCCGTGGTGCCGACCGCCGGCGGCAAGACGCCGATCATGGCGTCGATTTGCAAGGACGCCGTGGGCCAATGGAACGGCCGAGTGTTGATTCTCGCGCATGTGAAGGAACTGCTCGAGCAGACCGCCGACAAGCTGCACATCGTCTGCCCGGAGGTGAAGTTCGGCATCTACTCGGCGGGGCTCAAGCGGCGCGACACCGATGAGCCCGTGATCGTCGCCAGCATCCAGTCCGTCTACAAGCGCGCTTGTGAACTCGATCGGTTCGACCTGGTGATGGTCGACGAGGCACACCTCATTCCGCTCGAAGGCGATGGGATGTACCGGCAGTTTCTGGCCGACGCCAAGGTCATCAACCCCGATCTGCGGATCATCGGCTTCACGGCCACGCCGTTCCGGCTCAAGACCGGACCGATCTGCACGCCTGACGGATTCCTGAACACGATCTGCTACGAGGTCGGCGTCCGCGAGTTAATCCGCGACGGGTTCTTGTGCCCGCTCGTGAGCAAGGCCGGCAAGGCGAAGGCCGATACCACGGCACTGCACGTGCGCGGCGGCGAATTCGTGGCCGACGAGGTCGAGACGCTGATGGACCAGGAGACGCTGGTGCGGTCGGCGTGCGCCGAGATCGTCGAGCACACCGCCAGCCGCAATGCGTGCCTGCTCTTTGCGGCCGGCGTCAAGCATGGTCAGCACGTCGTGGAAATGCTGCGGCGCGAGCATGGGATCGAGTGCGGCTTCGTCTGCGGCGAGACCCCGTCGGCTGAGCGCGACGCCACGCTCAGGCGATTCAAGGCCGGCGAGCTTCAATACCTCTGCAACGTCAATGTTCTGACCACCGGCTTCGACGCGCCCCATATCGACTGCGTGGCCCTGGTGCGGCCGACGATGTCGCCCGGCCTCTACTATCAAATGGTGGGCCGCGGGTTCCGCCTGCATCCCAGCAAGGAGAACTGCCTGGTGCTGGACTTCGGCGGCAACGTGCTGCGGCACGGGCCCGTCGATGAGATCAAGGTCACGACCCTGGATCGCGGCAACGGCCAGGCACCCGCCAAGGAGTGTCCCGAATGCCAGGCGGTGATCGCCGCCGGTTTCGCACGTTGCCCGCAGTGCGGCTACGAGTTCCCGCCGCCCGAGCGCACGAAGCACGACGCCAAGGCGAGCGAGGCGGGCGTCCTGTCGGGCCAGGTGACGACCACCAAGTACCGCGTGCAGGACGTCATCTACAGCGTTCATACCAAACGCGGCGCGAGCGACGACGATCCCAAGACGCTGCGCGTCGATTACAAGGTCGGCTGGCACGAATACAAGTCCGAGTGGGTCTGCTTCGAGCACGAAGGCTACGCGCGCCAGAAGGCCATCGCCTGGTGGCGGCGGCGATCTCCTGATCCCGTGCCCGACACCGCGCAGCGGGCGGTGGAAATCTTCGAAGGGGGCGGACTTGCTCCCACACTCGGTATCACCGTCCGCGCCGTCGCCGGCGATCCGTATGAACGAATCATCGATCACGAACTGGGCCCGATGCCAGACGCCGTGCCTGCCGGTGAATTTCCAGACTACGACCCAGACGAGATTCCCTTTTGAGCATGCTCGATACCGCGCTCGATTACCTCCGATCCGGCCTCTGCGTGCTGCCCGCGATCCCCGCGGAAAAGCGGCCGGCGCTGGCGGGCTGGAAGCAGTATCAGCGCCGCCTGCCGACCGAGCAGCAGGTGCGGACCTGGTTCGCCGACGCGCCGGCGCTATGCGTGCTGGCGGGCGAGGTGTCGGGCCATCTGGAAATGGTCGACTTCGATCTCCAGGGGGAGCTATTCGACCGCTGGCGGGAACTTGTATCGACCGAAGCGCCCGGCCTGGTGGATCGGGTCGTGATCGAGCGTTCCCAATCGGGCGGCCGGCATGTCGTCTATCGCTGCGAGTCCCCGGTCCCTGGCAATCGTAAGTTGGCGCAGCGGATGATGGTCGTGGACAGCGCCGAGCCGGTGGTGATCTGCGGCAAACGCTACGTGCCGCGGCGCGTGGAGGACCGCTTCGAGATCACGCTGACGCTGATCGAAACCCGCGGCGACGGTGGGCTTTTTCTCTGCGCGCCGACGCCTGGCTATTGCCTGGAGCAAGGCTCTTTTGATTCGACCCCAACGCTGACCGACGCCGAGCGGTCGATCCTGATCGAGGCGGCCTGCGCGCTGACCGAGGCGATTCCACCGGCGCAGCGCCAGCGGGCCCAGGCCGCAGGCGGTCGTCCTGGCGACGAGTTCAACGAGCGAGGTGATGTCCGCGAAGTGCTACTGCGGCATGGCTGGGAGTTGGTGCGAGGCGGCGAGAACGAATACTGGCGACGCCCCGGCAAGGAGCAGGGGTGGAGCGCGACGCTGCGCGGCGGGGTGCTGTATGTCTTCTCGTCCAACGCCGCGCCGTTCGAGCCGGATCGGGCCTACGCCCCGTTCACCGTGTTCGCCTTGCTGGAGCACGGCGGCGATTTCGGCGCGGCGGCGGCCGCGCTGCGAACGCAGGGGTTCGGGCAAGACTCCGACGACGGCGATGTCGACCTTTCCCACCTCATGTCGGGCGGCCACTCGCGACCGCGTGCCGTACAGTCCGCCTATCCCGATCCTGGGCCCTTGCCTGCGGAACTGCTGCGCGTGCCGGGATTTGTCTCGGACGTCATGGACCACTGTCTGGCGACCGCCCCCTATCCCAACACGGCGCTGGCCTTCTGCGGGGCATTGGCGCTGCAGGCTCTGCTCGCTGGGCGAAAGGTGCGCGATTGCGCCGACAACCGCACCAACCTGTACCTGCTGGCGCTGGCCTATTCGTCGGTCGGCAAGGATTGGCCTCGCAAAGTCAACACCCACATCATGCATCGCGTGGGACTGGTCGGCGCGCTAGGCGAGAAGTTCGCCAGCGGCGAGGGAATTCAGGACGCCTTGTTCGTCACGCCGGCGATGCTCTTTCAGACGGACGAGATCGACGGGCTGCTGCAGTCGATCAACAAGGCCCGCGACGCCCGCCACGAGAACATCATGGGCACGCTGCTCACGATGTACTCGGCGGCCAACAGCATCTACCCCATGAGGCGGAAGGCCGGCAAGGAGTCGCCTGGCGTGATCGACCAGCCGTGCCTGGTGGTCTACGGCACGGCGATCCCCACGCACTATTACGAGGCGCTCTCGGAGCGGATGCTGACCAACGGCTTCTTCGCGCGGATGCTGATCGTCGAAAGCGGGCCCCGTAGCGTTGGCCAGGAGCCGGGGATCATCGACCCGCCGGCCAGCGTCATGGACGCCGCCCGCTGGTGGGCCGAATTCAGCCCTGGCACCGGCAACCTGGAAACCTGGCATCCCCAACCCCGCATCGTCGAAGCGGACGATGACGCCCGCGACCTGCTGGCGCAGGCCCGAGTGGAATCGGAGGCGGAATACGCCAGCTCCGAGGCCCGCGGCGATCCCGTGGGCACCACGGTTTGGGGGCGCGTGCCCGAGCAGGTTCGCAAGCTGGCGCTCTTGTATGCGGCGAGCGCCAACTACCAGTCGCCGCGGATCGACGTGGCGGCGGTGCAGTGGGCGACCGCCTTCATGCTGCACCAGACGCGGCGGATGCTCTTCATGGCCCACAGCCATGTGGCGGAAAACCCGTTTCACGCCGAGTGCCTAAAGCTCGTCCGCAAGCTGCGCGAAGCGCCCGACCACCAACTTGCCCACAGCGTGCTGCTCAAGCGGATGAAGATCGACGCCAAGGCGTTTCAGGAGCTCGTGACCACGCTCGAGCAGCAGGGGGACCTGCTGACGGTCATCCAGGCGACCGCCGGCCGACCTCAGCGGCACTACCGGCTGCTGGGTGAAACGGGTGGTGAAACGTGA